AAAAAACACGTGGCGCCATCACCAAGGACGTCATCAAGAAGGGTCTAGGCACGTTTTTCGGTGGCAACGAGGCCCAGGTCGAGGGCGCTTTCCAGGCGATCCTGGACTCGGCGCCCGAGAAGGAGACCGTCGGTGTTACCGTCACCGGCCTCACGCGTTAAAGGCTAGGTGCGTCTACAGAACAAGTACAATGGGTATCAACGACGAATACTCGCGTGATGCATACAACTACGACCTCGCGTACGACTCGGAAGGGTCGGACGAATTCGATTCGGACCTTCATCCAGAGGACTGGCAGGACATGTACTCCCAGGAACTCCTCGACGCCTGGATGAAGATTCGCGATTACACGACTGAACATTACATCAGGATCCGAGCGGGCTACCCCAAGTTTGTCGAGCTCGTCCTCGAACCCCAGGGCTGGTTCGGGGCATCGAATCCTACAGACGACGAGCGCGTCATGTGGGAGTCGATCAAGGACATGCCGATCATCTGTGATCGGCTTATTCAGGACAATTTTTTCGCATGGACGAAAAAATATATACACAATTTATAAATGATTGACATTACCGGTCCCAAGGTTCTCGTGCCGGCCGTCCTGTTCGCCCTGCTGAGCCCGGGCCTGCTCGTGCGCCTGCCCCCAGGCCAGGGTCACATGGTCCAGCTGGCTTTCCACGCCCTGGCCCTGGCCCTCGTGTACTGGGTCATCGCCAAGTTCATCGTCAAGGTGAACCTGACTACGGCCGTCCTGATCGTGCCGGCCGTGCTGTTCGTGCTGCTGACGCCCGGCGTGCTGCTGACCCTGCCCCCAGGCTCGGGCGGCGTCTTTATGTCGGGCCAGGGCGGCGCCGTGCCGACGCTGGTGCACGCCCTGGTGTTCGCGCTGGTGTTTGCGACCCTGCGTACCAAGTTTGCGAAATATTACTAGATCGACTAGTAGATGATAAAGTACCTAGCGATTGGCCCAGGCGCCATGGGGTACTTTATCTTCCTTGGCGTTCTATCTAAATTGAAGCAAGAAGGCCGGCTCGAGGCCCTCGAGGAAATCTCAGGGGCCTCGGCCGGTGGCCTTGCGGCCTTCCTGTTTTGCGTGACGAAGGGGGAGCCCTCCAGGGCTCTCGACTTTTCGCTCAACGTGCCCGTAAAACAGATCATGAAACCCAATATCAAAAACTTACTCTTGAACTATGGTCTCGTGCCGCACACCAAGATCCGGAAGGTGCTCTCGGGGGCGTGCTCTCAATTTCTTTCTAAAATTGATGTGACCTTCAAGGAATTGTACGAATGGTACCCGGTCAAGCTCCACCTGTCTTCGTACTGCGTCGATGTCGGCAAGACCGTCTACTTTTCGGTAGACACGACCCCGACCATGAGCGTCCTGGACGCCGTCTGCGCGACGGTCGCCATCCCCTTTTTATTTACACCCCTGAAACTGGGCGACGGGTGGAACTACATAGACGGTGGGTCGGCCGAGACCATCCCGGGTGCGCCCTTTCTTGGAAAATCAGCCGACGTCTTGGGTATCAAACTAGCAATGGGTCGGCCGGTACCACCCAAGGACCTCAAGACGTACGGTCTCAGTATCCTGTACTCGACCATGAAGCTCAGGTACGAGTACACGGACTTTACAATTTTGGATGTAAATTCGGACGACCAGGACATTTTTGACTTTGGTGCGTCAAATGACGGGAAGTTGAAACTATTCATTCTGGGCCACTCTCAGAAAATTTCTTGACAGAATTCAAACATGGCCGAGACTCCTATGCGTAAAAGCCACGTCCGTCGCGTATCCCGCAAGGTCGTCCGGGTTCACAGAAAGGACGGCACTTCGTACACGTACGTCCGCAAATCCAGCAAGACCAAGGTGCGTGCGTCCTATGCTTACGATGTCGGAACCATCGGCCAGCCCAAGTCGCGCATCGGCCCGCTCAAGCACGGCATGCTCACCCGCTTCGGGTACCACCCGGTCGAGGCTATGACCAACCGCCGCAAGGCTCTGTCGAAGGGCGTCAGCAAGGGCGAAGAGCCCCGGGCAGTCATGCGTCGTCTGATTGCGATCAGCACGCTGACGAAGCGGACCGCGCCCCGGGCCTCCCGCATCTACAAACAGGACGCCATGTGGGTCCGCAGCAAGTACGCCAAATCTTTTGGTAGCAAATAGAAATATGAGTCAGACGCGTCTCCAGCGTTTCCAAAATTATGCAGCGCGTTCAAACACAAACGTCAAGTGGGCTGTCGCTCACGGCGAGCACACGAACGCCGCTCTACTCGGCAGTATCCGTATTCCAGACGGCGTGTACGTTTCATTTGTTGCGGAACCTGGTCGTTTACTCTCGAAACGTATAGTGTATGATCCGACGTTTCACCGACTCCACCGAAACATGGGACTTGCTAAAAAGTTTATTCGTAAGGAGATTCCTCGGTACCAACTTCCGTCGGCCCTTCGTTATTTTTATTCTGAAAATCCTCGCATATACTTGCCAGGTCAGCATGTTCCCAATTTAGAACTAGAATTCCGGGATCCCGGGGACCCTTATACGAACATGTTTTTGGGTGTCAAGAGTCTCAAGTACCACTCAAAGTCTTTCACCAACTCGACCGCTCATTTGTCTGACATTCTGACCCGTCCCGGAATTTACTTTATAATTGCGTGTCGCGAATCTTCAAGCGTGTCCCGGAACCTCATGCGTCAGTACGAGGCTGGGACGGCCGAGAGTCTGCGTAAGCGGCCCCGGAACAACACGAGTATACGACGCAACGCAAATCAGAGGCCCGCTAAAAAAAGACTCTAGACCCACTCGATAGGGTCCCAAATCCCATGGATCACCGGACCAATGGGGAAAAAGGCTCGATGGACCATTCACCCGTGTGACTCAACAGGTCCATGAGAATATGAAACATATACATTTTTCTGGCTCTTGAATTTTGAATCAAAAATAGAAACCATAAAGAGTGTGGTGTAACTTATAAAAATATGTATAGGAGTACCAGTTTTTTATCTCCCGCCATGGCGTGTTCGGATCCACGAACGCCCCCCCGGGTGACAAAAAAAGCGCCATGGGTAGGTCAGGGGCTATTGCCCAAAAGGCGTCCTCCAATCCTAATTCTCCAAAATAAAGTCGTGACGTCACCAAGTGTCCTATCCAAAACATCCCTTCTAAAGGATAACATTGCTTTCCAAGCAGGAGTCATGGAGTTTGTCCTTCGTGAGACGGCAAATGACATCTGGACATCACTGGGCCCTGGCTATAGCGAGTCCGTGTACCACTGCGCCTTCGAGGTTGCGCTGCGTTCACGCAAAATTTACTATGAGACCGAACGAATCGTTCCCGTGTTCTACGACGGTCAGAACGTCGGACACGTCCGGGCCGATCTCATAGTCGATCGCAAATACGTCATAGAGCTGAAGTCGGTCGGAAGGCTTAACGACACCTACCGAATTCAGACCCAAAATTATCTGAAGCTTCTGGGCTTGAGCGCCGGCTACCTCATCAACTTCCCGGACAAGAGGGGGGCACTCGAGTTTGAGTGCATCGAGCCGGTTCAAGAGCCCGCGCCCGCGCTGCTCGGCATGTTCTAGGATCACAAAGTTTTTATGGCCTCCCACTGAAGCTCATTACAGATTTTGAACCAGATTTGATCCTGGATATACAATTTCTCTTTGGATTTCAAAAGAGGAAAGCAAGGCAGGTACTGGTCCTCCCCGAGCAATTCACACATTTTGAATAGACAATAACTATAGCTCAAAAAATTCTTGCGATTCGAAGGCTTGTGCCGTTCGAAAGGTTCTTGGATCTTGTGGAACATGAGCCGGAGCTTGTCCTCGAGAGTCTGGGGCATCGTCGGCGGTGTGATACCATTCAGGATCGTCGAGATGTATGCGACGTGTTCGTAATACTTTGCATAGTTGAGCTTTTTCAAGAGACCTTTGACCTTTTCGTGTGTAATCTCAGACAGGTCCTTGATCTTTTGCTTCTTGAATTCTGATCTTAATTTAGATATGACGTCATCCGGAACATTCGTGGACTCTTTCGCCTGGAATTGGCTGATCCACTCGTTGAAATGGTTCTCACGCTTGTAGGAATACACGACGTTCTTCTCCATCTCTTGCTCCTCTTTGAAGCCGACCTCCTCTCCCAGAATCGTATCGGCTCGACCGCACGCCTGACAGATCTCTTCGCTCGTCACGGTCTCGGTGATCCGAGTATACATTTTCCCGCACCCCCTGCATGGCAGGTCGTGCGGGCTCGGGCACGAGTCCACCCTCTCGTTCCCGTCTTCGACTTCGTTGAGGTACTTTTTAAATATATCATTGCGCCGGACCCCCTTTCTTCCAGCCACCTTGAGCGATGCGACCTGCTGCGTCACGGGCGTTTGGTCGTCTGGCGCCATGGTATACTCTTTAATAACGGGAATACACGAAAGCAAATATTCAACCATTTC